GTCTTTCTTTACTACATCAACTAATTCTAATGGTTATGATTTATATGAAGAAATACATAAAGCCTGTAAAGATTTTAAATTATTATTAGTTACAGAAAAACAACTTTAATAACAATGGGGTGTAAAAGCCCCTTTAAAAACTAAACAAAATGACAAATTCTTTCAAGCATTGGGCAATTCAAGATTTATGGAAACAATATCAATATTGCCAATTAAACAATACTAAATTTAATAGAAATATATTAAAACAAGTTATAACAGAAATAAAATCAAGATAATGGAAAGATTTAATAAATATAATTTTATAAGCGAATTAAAAGAATCAATTGGAGAATTTATAGAAGAAACAACTTTTAAAAATAATGAAGATATAGAAGATGAAGTAAATGAATTTATTCATAACTACATTAACGATGCAACTATTTATTATGTAGATTGTTGGACAATATGTTTTACATTAGGATCTTCTGATTTTCAAATAGAACAAACAGGCAAAAAAGCTAAAAATATAAATGAATTAGCTTATTGGTCTTTATGGAGTGTAGTTGAGGAAAGTATAGGAAATCATATTGATGATAATATATTTAAAGAAAGCATAAAAAAACATTCAAAAAAGAAACATTATGAAAAATAAAAAGTATGAAGCATCAATGATAGTATCTGCAATTAGCATTATTGGAATGATTGTGGTACTTTTATTATGTGGATAGGAAATTAATGAAAAAAATAAGTTGGTGTTTAAAAAATTATATATTTATTTATCCAAACCCAATTAATAATTCAAGAAAAGCAAGAGTTAATATTTATATTAATTCATCAGGCAAAATAAAAAAAGGAAAAGAAATATATACTCAAAATAAAGTTCATGAAAAGATATATGAGCTGTATGAACATATTTACAATAAGTTAAATTAGTTTTTAATTTTTAGTTCGAAAAAGGAGGTTAGTTATACATTAACCTCTTTTTTTGGTTATATAATAAAGACTATTCATGATTTCAGTTCCAATTTCATTAAAATATATTAAATTAGGAAATTATCAAAAGTTTCTGCAAATAGAAAACCCTTCTACAGAAGATCTAATTAAATGCTTATTAGAAGTATCTTCTCCTGATCTAGCTAGAATGAAAGCAACAGATGTTGATCATATGGCTGCTGAATTAAATGAGCTGTTTGAAGTCGAACATCAATTTGTTAATCAATTTGAATTATATGGAAAGCGTTTTGGATTTATTCCAAAGCTAGATGATATTACTTATGGAGAGAATAAAGATATAACAAACTACATAAATGATTGGGGAAACATGCATAAAGCAATGGCTGTTTTATTTAGACCAATAGAAAAAAAATTATCCAATCAATATATTATAGAGGATTACGAAGGAAGTCATGTTTATAGCGATATCATGAAAGACATGCCATTAAGCGTAGCATTAGGATCAATGGTTTTTTTTTACAATTTAACGAACGAATTACTGAACTATATCCCGAATTATTTACAGAAACAGATCAACAAGGAACAGATGACAGAAGCGGATTCTCTAGAAAATGGGGAAGTTATTCTGAACTCTATACTCTTGCTCAAGGAGACATTACAAGATTTGATACCATCACAAAATATAAACTACACCAATGCTTAATGTATTTGGCATTTGAAAAAGAAAAAACAGAATTAGAATCAAGAATGATAAAACGTAAATTTAAATAATATGCAAGGCTTTTATAACCTATCAAACAAAATTAGAGAAACATTACAATTAGATGAATTTGTTAATACAGTTACTTATGGAGATCTAATGGAAGTTGATTTAAATAAACAAACAATATTTCCTTTATCTCACTTTATGATATCTGGGGCTACAATGCAAAGCAATGTTTGGAATTTTAGCGTTTCTTTATTATGCATGGATTTAGTAAACGAAAGTAAGAATTATGCTGATGGCATTCCTGGAGAATTTAGAGGTAACAATAATGAGCAAGATGTTTTTAATACTCAATTAGCTGTAGCAAATAGATTACTAGAATTATTATTAAGAGGAGATCTATATGTAGATAAATATCAATTAGATGGAGATCCAACATTAGAGCCTTTTGTTGATAGGTTTGAAAATAAACTGGCTGGATGGACAGTTACGTTTAATGTGCTAATTCCTAACGACATGACTATATGCTAAAAGAATTAAAAACTGAAATGCAAAAGATTGGTCATCAGGTTGTTAATGGAGCTGTTAGGCAATTGCAAAGCGGTAAACATGTATCAAGCGGTAGTTTAGCGCAAAACATAACTTATAGAGTTGAGGAAAATAGAGATGGTTATGATTTAGAATTTTGGATGGAAGAATACGGAATGTTTTTAGATGCTGGAGTATATGGATCAAATCCAATGAAAGCAAAAGCAAAGAATCCAAAACAAAAAGGAAAGAAAACAAATTCAGTATTTACAGGAAAAGATGGATTAGCAGAAAAGTTTTCCTATAAGAATAAAAGACCACCTATGGAAAGTTTAAAAGGATGGGCAAAGAAAAAGAATATTAGGTTTAGAGATAATAAAGGAAGATTTGCCAAAGGCGGTTATACAACTATCGCTTATTGGTTGCAAGATAGAATCTTTTATCAAGGTATTGCTCCAACATTATTTTTTACTAAACCATTTTTAAAAGCATTTAATGAACTAGATAAAGAAATAGTAAAACAATTTGATTTATATATCAATACAGTATTAGAAGAAGATTCAAAATTGGGAAGCTATTCAGCAATAAGAAATTAAACAAAACAACTAATGAGCAAAATTAACGTAAGAAGCCCTTACTTCGTAAACCTATCAACTGCTTTACTAACAAGCGCAAAACTTGAGATAAGAATATATCGAGGAGCAGCAGAAACAACTTGGCTAGGAAGTCCGCAATACACATTAACCTCAACAGCTATAAACGAAAAAGTAAACTTTGAAATAGCAGAGCTTATAAAAGACTATATCCCAGCAGCATTTAATGGAGTATATCCAAATAATTTAGATGCTACAGAAGATTATACTACAATGTATGTAGATTATAGAATAACAGAAACTTTAAGTACTGGAGTACAAACCCCAGTTGTTACTTTAGGATTAAGAGCATTTTATGGATATGGATATTTTGAAGAAGGTGCAAACCCTCAACTATTGCAAGGCTACTTACAATCTAACACAACAATACTTAAACTACACGATGCTCCTATAAGAATACCAGTAGATAATGAAAACACAAACTCTGTTGTATTTCTATATCAAGGGCAACAAGTATATTCTTGGCTTCCTTATACGGGTCTAAAAATACAAGACCAAATTGTTTATGTTAGTAATGGTGTTAATGGCGCAGATAGCTTTGAAGAAAGAGTAGAACTAGATGGAGGTACGTTTGAAAACAATGCTTGTATTGATCAGTTTGAAGATGAATTTGAATTATTTCCAGTTGATGAGGTTTATGTTAGTGGTGTTGAAGGATTGACTGTAATTCAAGTAAATAACATAGATGAATGCAAATACACGCCTTACAAATTAACCTTTATAAATAAGTTTGGTGCATACCAAGACATATGGATGTTTAAGAATTCTAAACTTGCAATGACTACTGAAAAAGACAAGTACAAATCTAACATACTTAATAACGGAACATACGCAACATACAATGCGCAAGTTAGATTACTTACTAAAAACGCAAACCAAAGACTTACATTAAATAGTGGCTATTATCCAGAAAGCAATAATGAAATATTTAAACAACTATTTTTAAGTGATAAAGTATGGATAGAATACAAAGAAAAAACATTAGCAGTAAATATTGAGAATAACAATATAGACTACAAAACAAGCCTTACGGATAGTTTAATAAACTACACAATAAATGTAAGCTTTGCATTTGATACTATAAACAACATAAGATAAATGAATTTAGAATTATATATAGATAATACAAGAGTTGATTTATTTAAAGATGAAGCAATTACTATTACAGATACACAACAGAACATTCGCGATATTGCTTTAGTATTTACTCCTTTTAGTCAGCAGTTTAATTTACCAGCATCCTCTACTAACAATAAGATATTTAAGCATTATTATAACAATGATATAATAAATGGTTATGATGCTAGGTTTAGAGTTGATGCAATTATAAAACTTGATGGAGCAGATTATAAAGTAGGTAAAATTAGATTAGATTCTGTATCTATGAAAGACAACAAAGCTCACGCATATAAGGTAGTGTTCTTTGGCAATACATCTAGCCTTAAAGATATATTTGGTGATGAAACATTAAGCGCTTTAAATCCTTTAAACGCTTATGATATGGTTTTAAATAATAACGACCTTTTAAATGCCTTTACAGATGGTTTACAAAGTAGTGGATTAAAAGCTACTAATACTGGAAATAGAAATATTACTTTACCTTTAATTAGTTTGCAAGGGTATTATTTTTATGATTCGGCTTCATTACCTCAATTTCAAAACAATCTGCATAGCACATCATTTTTAGATTTACAAAAACAATTAAAACCAGCTATAAAATGCAAACGTATTATAGAAGCAATAGAAACGCAATACAATATAGAATTTAGTTTAGATTTTTTTGAAACAGCTTTATTTACGAATTTATACATATGGTTGCATAGAGAAAAAACACCAGTAACACCCCCATTAACTCCTTCAAATTTAACTCCTACATCCTATGGTATTAATTTTGAGCAAAGGTCGAAGAAGCTAACATTTGCAGATTTTACATATACTGGTAGTGGTACTGATTTTTTAACTAATAACCAATTAGTAGTAAGCGATGAGTATAATTATTCTATAAGATTAGTTCTTGACACAGATGCAGATAGAGATTTAGAAACTATAGCAAGAGATAAACTAACAAATGAGTTATTAGATTATCAAACAAGAATAACTCCAGCTACTAATTTTAATGTAACATTAAGAAATTTAAATAGTGGTACGTTATCCTCTAGAACTTATGACATAGAGTTTAGATTAAATTCTAATATAGGCGCTAGTTTTGATGCAGAAACTGTGCGTATAACAAGAACGCTAAAAGATGGAACTGGCGCAACTATTGGAGATTATTCTTATAATGCTTTTAGTTTATCTCAAAACGTATTTATACAAGACTATATACCTAATATGAAGGTGATTGACTTTATGACTACACTATTTAAAATGTATAATTTAACTGCTTATACTAAAAGAGGTTCTAGTAAAATATTTGTAGAAACATTTGATGACTTTATGACTACTGGTAATTCTCACGATATATCTAAATACATAGTGGTAGATAAAAACACAATAGACAGACCAATCCCATATTCAAGAATAAACTTTAATTATTCTCCATCTGTTACGCAAACATCTTTAAGATACTTAAACCAATTTAGTCAACAATTTGGAAACCTCAACTATTCTGCGCCAGATAAATACGATGGTCAAAGTTATGATATAAAAGTAGATGGGCAACGTAGTCAGTTAATAAACATAATTGATGAAAATGGAGATTTAACTGGTAATGTATTTGGGTGGTGGGTAGATGCAGATAGTAAACCTACACTAGGTAGCCCTTATATGTTTTATAATCAATTAGTAGATTCTTCAACATATCCAGTTACCTCTGGTCAATACGCAACATATAACGCACCATCTAATGCTATTAGAAACCCACTAACTGGAGAAGCGCTGCAATCATTAAATTTTGGTATAGAGTTCGATGAATATACTGGTAATTTAATTCAAAATACTTTGTTTAGCAGATTTTACTCTCAATACATAGTTAAGCTATTTGAAGAACAAGCAAGAGTTGTAAAGTTTACTGCGCAATTACCTTCATCAATAATTTTAAACTATGAACTAAATGATGTGTTTATTGTAAACGGACAAGAGTATTATATAAATAGCATAAGAACTAATTTACTAACTAACAAAAGCAGACTTGAGCTTATTACCAAGCAAAGCGCTTACACACCAACTATATTTATATGATCATATTAAAACTATTAAACATAGATGAGTTTTATGGATTAAGTAAAACTATAGATATAGCTAAAGGAAAGAATAAATTACCTCAATCATTAAAAGAAGGTTTTGAACAAATAAAAAGAAAAACAAAATGGCAATAAAAAAAGTATTTGTTGTAAGCGCAGAAACTAAAAAAGCGCAAAAAGAATTAGAAAATTTAACTGAACAATTAGAAATTCAGGATAAAGTTATTAATGATTTAAATAATGATTTATCTAGGCAACAAAAAATGCTAGAAAACACTTCTAAAGCAAACTTGTCTGCTAGAAAAAAAATTAATGATGAAATTAAAAAAACTAAAACAGAATTAGCTGGAGAAAAAAGAGCAAGAGTTGATTTAAACAATCAAAGAAAGAAAGCTAATAAAGATGTTAAGGAAACAATAAAAAATCAAAAAGATTTAACTGGCGTTTTAGGTTTTGTAGATAAAGCAACTGGCGGAGCATTGTCAGGAATGCAAAATTTTGTTAGCAGTATAACAAGCGCAACCAGAGGAATGAAGTTATTAAGAGTAGCTTTTATTGCAACAGGTATTGGAGCATTTGTTGTAGCTGTTACTTCTTTAGCTGCTGCATTTACTCAAAGCGAAGAAGGGCAAGAAAAATTACAAAGAGGTTTAGCTGTATTAGGAGCGATTACTAAACAAATAATGGATTCATTTGCTGATCTAGGAGAAGCTATAATTGATGCTGTATCTAATCCAATGGAATCTGTTAAAAGTCTTGGTAAAGGCTTATTAAAGTTTGTTACAAACCCTTTTAAGACTATTAAAGATGCAGTAATAGGAGCTAAAGATTCAGTTAAAGATTTTGTTGATGAAACTGTAAAAGAAGTTCAAGCAATTGATCAGGTTACAAAAGCAAGACAAAAAGCTCATCATATTGAAAGAGATTTATTAACTGAAAGAGCTGAAGCAAACAGAGAAATAAATAATATAAGATTAGAAGCAGAAAAAAGAGATCAATATAATGCAACTGAAAGAGTAGCTTTGTTAAAAAAGGCTCAAGCTATTGAAGAAGAAATTACTCAAAAAGAAATTAATGCTAAAAAGCTTTTAATCCAAGCTCAAGAGCTAGAAATGGCTCAAGGTAAAAATACTATTGAGGATAAGGATAAATTAGCCAAATTGCAAGCTGAATTAATAAATCTTGATACTAAAAAATTAAGAAGCCAAAGATTATTACAAACGCAAATAACAACTGCTACTAATGAAGAAAAAGCTGAAAAGCAAAGAAAGTTAGATGAAGAAAATGCAGAGATAGAATTAGCAAATCAAAAAGAGCAAAAGCGATTAGATGATATACAAGCTATAAGAAATGCTCATGAACAAAAAGTAAAAGAAGAAGAAGCTGTTAAAGAAGAAGAAAAAGCAATATTAGAAAAAGAAAAAGAATTATTAGCGCTTGAAGAACTTAATGCAACAGAAGAACAAAAGGCAGCAGTAATAGCTTATTGGGATAGCAAGATACAAGAAGGAAAAGATAAAGACAGAGCCGAACAAAAAAAGAAAGATGATAAAGATGCCAAACAAAAAAAGGATTTAGAAAAAGCAGTTGCAAACGCAAAATTAAATGTAGCTAAAAACACAATGTCTTTAATTGGAGAAATAGCTGGAGAAGGCAGTAAAGTCGGAAAAGCAATGGCTATTGGTCAAGCTACTATAAGTGGTTATCAAGGTGTGCAAAATGCATATTCAACAGCTCAAGAAAGCCCAATAACTGCTGTATTTCCAGCCTACCCAATAATTCAAGCTGGTTTAGCTGGAGCATTTGCTGCTGTTAATATTTCAAAAATATCTAAAACTAAACCATCAGGATCAAGCGGTACAAGTGGTTTACAATCTACAGCAGTATCAAGCGCAGCAGCTCCAAATGTTAGTTCAATAACAGCGCAAACCCCATCGTTTGATATATTAGGAACAAGCGGAGTAAATCAAATAGCTTCTGCATTAGGACAACAAGCTCCAGTACAAGCATTTGTTGTAAGTCAAGATGTAACATCTGCTCAAAGCTTACAAAACAATATAATACAAGGGGCATCATTAGGATAATATAACATAAATCAAAAAAAAAGGTTTTTAAATAAAATAGAAATGGAAATAATAGAATTAGTAATTGATGAAGAACAAGAGCTATCTGGTATAGATGCTATTAGCGTAGTAGAAAACCCAGCAATAGAAGTTGATTTTATAGCATTAAAGAATCAGGATCAAATAAGGCTTGCAGAAGTATCTAAAGAAAAAAAGATATTAATGGGAGCAGCTTTAATTCCTGACAAACCTATATATAGAAATTCTAATGGTCATGAATTTTATATTTATTTTTCAAAAGATACTGTTGCTAAAGCATCGCAGATGTTTTTAAAAAAAGGAAATCAAAGTAGAGCAACTCTAGAACATACTGAAGAAAAACTTTCAGGCATGACAGTTGTTGAATCTTGGTTAATAGAAGATGAAGTTCATGATAAATCTAGAAAGTATGGATTAAACATGCCAGTTGGAACTTGGATGGTATCAATGAAAGTAGATAATGAGGAAATCTGGAATGATTATGTTAAAGAAAACAAAGTAAAAGGCTTTTCTATTGAGGGGTATTTTGCAGACAAACTTAACAGACCTCAAGATAAACAACAAGATCAATTAAAAAATCAAAAAGTCAATGATGAATTTATGATCATAGATGACAGATTAGCTTATTCAACTGAAGATAAAGCAAAAGAAATTGCTAAAAATATAGGATGCGAAGGATTTCATGAACACGAGATAGATGATCAGACTTGGTATATGCCATGCGAACAACATTCATTAGAAGCTGGAGAAAATAGCAAAAGCCCATGTTGGGATGGATATGAGCAAAAAGGATGGAAGAAAGGTAAAGATGGAAAAAAAGTTCCTAAATGCGAAAAGAAAAAGTATTCAGAAGAAGAACTCTTAAAACAAATAATAGATGTCATACAAGAACAGGAATAATATACCAACATCAAGTAGAACAAGCCCAACAGGTGGAAAAAGAGGTTGTTTATGTAAAGACAATACTTATAATTCTAAATGTTGCAATGGAGATCTACAAAATCAAGGAATAGGCAATACAACAGGGCAGAATAGTTGAATTTACAACAGTTTAAATAAAAAAAGGTTTTAATAATATAAATTAATTTAATATGAAAGCAGAGAGTACTCTAAACAAAGTAAAAGTTCTTTTAGGAATGGAAGTAAAACTAGAAGAAATGAAACTTGAAAACGGAACACGTTTTGAAGCTGACAAATTTGAAAAAGGAAAAGAAATCTTTATAGTATCTGAAGATGATGCAAGAATTCCAGTACCAGTTGGAGAATATTTAACTGATGAGGGAAAATATCTTTATGTAGTAGAAGAAGGAATTATTGATGAAGTAAAAGAAGAAAAAGAAGAAGAAATGGAAGTTGAAGATAAAGAAATTGATGAAGTAGAAGCAAAAGATGATGGTAAAGAAGCAGATGTTGAAGATTGGTCTGGTATGGAAAAACGTATCAAAAACCTAGAAGATGCAATTGCAGATCTTAAATCAAGATTAGGAGAAGATAAAGATTACATGGAAGAAGATTCTAAAGAAGATTCTAAAGAAGAATTATCTGAACAAGTTGAGGAAGTTGAGTTATCAGAAGAAGTTAAACCTTTCAAACATAATCCTGAAGCAAAAAATAAAGTAGAAATGAATCTTTATGCTCAAAACAAACCAATGAGCACTCAAGACAGAGTATTTAAAAAATTATTCAATAACAATTAAAATAAATAAAAACCAAAAATTATGTCAAATAAAATTGATCTAGCAACAACAGTAAATATCACTAGCACATATGCGGGAGAATTTGCTGGCAAGTACATCTCGGCAGCACTTTTAAGTGCAAGTACAATCGAAGATGGTGGTGTTGAAGTAATGCCAAACGTAAAATTTAAATCAGTAATTCAAAGAATTGAAACTGGAAGTTTAATCGCAGATGGAACTTGTGATTTTGCTGCTTCTTCAAACGTGAATTTAACTGAAGTAGTTATTCAACCAGAAGAATTCCAAGTGAACTTACAATTATGTAAGTCTGATTTTATCAACACATGGGAATCTATCCAAATGGGCTATTCTGCATTCAATCCAAACGGATTACCTACATCATTCGCTGATTATTTAGTTGGTCATGTAGCATCTAAAGTAGCTGCTGCAAACGAAACTAATATCTGGACTGGAAATTTAGGTGGCGCACAAGCTGGAGAATACAATGGATTAGAAACTCTTGCTGCTGCTGATGCAACAGTATTAGATGTATCTTTGCCAGTTACTTTAACTGCTGCTAACATCATTGATGAAATGCAAAGAGTTGTGGATTTAATTCCAAATTCACTTTTCGGAAAAGAAGATTTGAAATTATACGTATCTAATAAAGCTGCAAAACTTTACATCAGAGCTTTAGGTGGATTTACTGCTACTATTGGAGCTGCTGGTTCTGATAGCAAAGGAACTCAATGGTACAACAACGGAAGTTTATCTTTCGGAGGTATTCCAATCTTTGTAGCTAGAGGAATGTCAGATAATACAATGATGGCTGCTCAATCTAGTAACCTTTTCTTTGCAACTGGTCTTTTAAACGACTATAACGAAGTAAGAGTAATTGACATGACTCCACTAGATGGAAGTCAAAATGTGAGACTTGTCATGAGGTTTACGGCTGCCGCAGCCATAGGAGTAGGAGCTGATGTAGTTTACTACGCTGGATAATTAAACTAAATAAGGGGAGCGTAAAAGCTCCCTTTATATTATTAACTTATAAATATATAAACTTATGGCATGTGACGTTAATTTAGGGCGTTTAGAACCATGTAAAGATTCAGTAGGTGGCATTATAGCTATTTACATAAATGGAGCATATTCAAGTGGATTATTAGATACAGCAACTTTTGATGCAACTAATGAGATTACAGCTTTTGCTTCTGCATTAACTTTTTACAAATTCGATCTTAAAGGAGCGAATGGTTTTGAGCAAACTAACGAAAATTCTAGAGAAAACGGAACGAGTTTCTTTACACAAACAGGAACAGTTGTTCTTAAAAAACAAGATAAAACTACTACTGCACAAATGAAATTGCTTTCTTATGGAAGACCGCAAATCATTTTTCAAGATTACAACGGAAATTATTTTTTAGCAGGGATTGAAAATGGTTGCGAAGTGCAGGTAAATACTGCTACTGGGCAAGCAATGGGCGATCTTAATGGGTATAATTTAACTATTACTGGAACAGAGAAATCGCCAGCTAATTTTATTGATCCAACTATCATAGGAGATACTACTAATACAGTTGTAGTTGTAGGAACTTAATTAGTTTTTTTACATTGAAGAATTAAGGAGAGCAATTTTTGTTCTCCTTTTTTTTTGATTATAAAACAAAAAAGCAATAAATCGGTTTTTAAATAAAGAAAAGTATAATGATAATTTTAAAGACTGATGCTACTGCTCAAACATTTAAGTTTATTCCTAGAGAATATGCAGCAACTAGCCTTATTTTGACAGATGAAGATCAAAATACTTCGGTTACTTATAATCCTACTTTTAATAAAACAAAATATTATTTACAAACATCTGTTACGTTTAGTCCAATTTTAAAAGAAGGAACTTTTTATACATTAGAGGTTTTGAATGGATCTAGTATTATATATAGAGATATAATCTTCTGTACTGATCAAGCATTAAGCACATATTCAATTAATGATGGTCAATTTACAGAACACGAAACAACAAATGAATACATATTATTATGATAGATAAAAATATATTTATAGCTAATTTAAGCGCATATACTTCTCCAGTTATAACAGAAGTTAAACACAAGGATTGGGTGCAATATGGCATAGATAATGACTATTTTAATTACTTAATAGATCTCTATATAAATTCTACTTCTAATAATGCTATTATAAATGGCATTACAAATATGATTTATGGTAGAGGAATAGCAGCTTTAGATGCATCTAGGCGACCTGAACAATATGCTCAAATGATTACTTTGTTTAAAAAGAAAGATTTGAGAAGATTTGCAAAAGATTTTAAGATATTGGGAATGGCTTGTTTTCAAGTTGTTTATGAAAAAGGAAAAGTAAGTCAGGTGCATCATTTTCCAATGGAAACATTAAGAGCAGAAAAATGTAATGATGAAGGAGAAATAGAAGCTTGGTATTATTCAAATGATTGGGCTAATATAAAACCAACAGAAAAGCCTGAAAGAATACCAGCATTTGGTCATGGAAATAAAAAAGGCGTAGAGCTTTATGTTCTTTCTCCTTATACTCCAGGACATTATTATTACAACTGCCCTGATTATGCTGGAGCATTGCCTTATGCTAAACTAGAAAATGAAATTGGAGATTATTTAATTAATGACTGTATAAATGGTTTTAGTGGAACGAAAGTAGTGAACTTTAACAACGGAGTTCCAGATCCTGAAAAGATGATGCAAGTTAAATCTGATGTTCTAAACAAACTAACTGGAGCTAGAGGAGAAAAAGTAATTGTAGCATTTAATCAAAACCAAGAATCAAAAACAACTGTTGATGATATTCCTTTAAATGATGCTCCTAGCCATTATGAGTACCTTTCTAATGAGTGTTTTAAGAAATTGATAGTTGGGCATAGAGTAACCTCTCCAATGCTGTTAGGCGTAAGGGATGGCAATGATGGTTTAGGAAATAACGCTGATGAAATAGAAACTGCTACTTTATTATTTGATAATGTAGTAATAAAATGTTATCAAGATGAAATAATTGATTGCATGGATGAAATACTAGCGATTAATGATATTTCTTTAGAATTATATTTTAAAACTTTGAAACCTTTATCATTTAATGATTTAGATCAATTAGAAGGAGTTGATGAAGATGTAGTTGAAGAAGAAACAGGAGTTGAATTAGCTAAACAACCAGAACTTACGCAAGAACAAGGAGAGATTTTATTAGAACATCTCAAAGGCGAAGTAATGAGCGAAGAATGGGAAGAAGTTGATTCTAGAGAATATTGCGAAGAAAATGTATCTAATGAGGAATGGGCTTCTGCTTCAATAGTAGAAAAGAAATCAATGTTTACTAAACTTAAAGATGAAATATTTGCTGATCCTAATGGGTTTTCTTATTTAGATTCTAAAAATTATAAAATTAGATATAAGTATTTTAAGAAATCTCAAAAGCCTAACATAATAGGAAACAAGTCTAGAACTTTCTGCGATAACATGATGAAGCTATCAGATAAAAACGTAGTATATAGATTAGAAGATATTGATAGAGCTAGTAGAAATGGAGTAAACAAACAATTAGGGCATGATGGCAAGCCTTACGATCTTTTTAAATTTAAGGGCGGAGTTTACTGTCGCCATGCTTGGAAACAAGTCTTATATCGTTTGAGAACAAATACAGAGCCTAGCAAAGAGTTAAAAGATTATATAAAAACAGGAACAATACCTAAAACATATCAGAAGAACCCTTGGGGAACTAGAGAGAGCCAAATAGCTCCGATAGATATGCCAAATGAAGGACATTATCCAGGCGTAAAATAAGAAAAGAATGGCAACAGCATTATTTGTAACAACTAAAGATCTTAAAAGATACTCTGTTCTTTCAGGAAATATTGACCCTGACAAATTTGTTTACATGATAGAAATATCAATGGACACAGAGGTGCAGATCTATTTAGGAACTAAACTTTACGAAAAATTACAAGCGTTAATAATATCAGGAATTAATGATCCAGCAAATGCAGCTTATAAAACGCTTTTAGAAACCTATGTTAAGCCAATGACTATTTATTGGGCTTTAGTTTATTACATGCCTTTTGCTGCTTATACAGTAGCTAATGGCGGAGTATATAAACACGTAAGCGAATCTAGTGAAAGCGTAAGCAAAGAAGAAGTTGATTATTTGACAAATAAATATAGAGATATAGCTCAATTTTATACTAATAATTTTACAAATTTTATGGTATATAATCAAGATACATATCCAGAGTATAATGCAAACACAGAGGATGATTTTTATCCTGATCAAAGTGGAGCTGATTTTGGTGGTTGGGCTTTATGATATATAAAATTAAAGAAAAATATATTGTTAAATTAAAGCAATATTTAGAAAAAAAGAAATATGTGGACACAAACGAACACACTAGACATAGAAATAAATTATAACTATAAAACAAAGAAGTAATGAATACTGGAACTTGGGGATTATACTACAATTATACTTGGTGGGGAAACGCT